GGAGAGGAAGAAAAAGTTTTATTCTGATTCTGGACAACCACAGAAATTCTATCAAGAATATATGATGGAAGTTCAATCTAAAGAAGATTCGATTTTTACTAGAGATCATATAAAATATTGGGATGGAAGCTTTCAGTATGATGAAGAAACTGGAGTATCTTATATTATTACTCAGGAAGGTGATCATTTACCCGTTAATGTTTTTGCGGGGGTTGATCCGGCCACTGATAGCACTAGGAGAGATACTGATTTTAGTGTTATTATTTTTGTGGCAGTTGATAGGAATAATAATGTATATATTCTTGATTATTTGCGTAAGCGTTCGATTCCTGTTCTTGGAATACCTGGCGAAAATAAAAAAGGGATTGTGGATTATATGTTTGATTATAATAAAATATATCATCCTGCCTTATACACGGTTGAGGATACTACTATGTCCAAACCGATTTTTCAGTCACTGGTATCAGAAATGCGTAGACGAAACGACTTCGGAGTTAAGTACTGTGCGGAGAAACCTGGAACAAGGATGTCGAAACGTGATAGAATTCAAGAGATTCTGGCGCAAAGATTCGCAATAGGAAGTGTCCATATTAAGAAGAATCATCATGAGTTAGAACATGAGATTCTTATTTTCGGTCCCAGAATGGGACATGATGATACGATAGATGCACTGGCCTATGCATGTAAATATGCTAATCCACCTAAGTCTATGAAAAAGGATAAGAAAGGTGATTGGTACAAACATAAACCAGCTGCAAAAAGTTGGGTAATAGCATGAAAGGAGCATAGTTATGCCAGAATTTAAACCATATCCAGGTGAAAGTCCTATAGATGCTAGGAGAAGAATAGCTAAAAATAGAAGTACTTCTAGATTGGGATTGCCAACAGATAATAATAGAGGACCAGGATATAATAGACAACAACCTTATGGAAACCAAAGAATGAGTAACCGTATGAATAGACCAGGAATGAACAGAATGGGCGGTGGTCCAGGTATGAACAGACCGGGTATGAATAGACAGGGCGCAGGTCCTGGAATGAATAGACCTGGAATGAATAGAATGAATAGACCGGGTATGAATAGGCCAGGTATGAATAGACCAGGAATGGGCGGTCCAAGAATGGGTAGACAAGGTGGTATGAATAGACCTGCTACTTCTAATATGGGTCGTAGACCTGGTTCAGGTGGTCCAAGAAATATGAGGACACCAGGAATGGGTAATATATTAACAGGTAGAAATAATAAGAGTAGAGGGTATTAATGGCTAAAATGCATATTTGACCATATAAGGGTACACCTCACCCGGTGGGTGAGAAACATAAGAAAGCTCCTAAAGGTTCAACGCATTGGAGAGACAAAGAAATAGCAATAGCTAATAATAAATATAAAGAAGGTAATTAATGGCTGGTGATAGTAAAGTATTTGATTTAATGAATAATGCAGATCCTCATATTGATTTATTTGAAGAAAAAGTTTATGAAATGAGAGAAACACCAACCTCTACTATTTCAAATGAAGAAATAATAGATATAGTTATGGGTCTAGTAGGAGTAGGAGGTTCTGTTAAAGCTGGAGTAAATGTTTTTAAATTAGGACCAAAGGGTTTAAAACAAGCTAAGGATTTTATTCAATTATTTGCAGGATCAAATAAATCTAAAGGAAAAGGTATCTGGAATCCAAAAGTTGTAGAAATTCTCAAGAAAGTACATAAAGAAACTGGATTGTCTATTACTAAAATAGAAGATATGGCTAGAAAAAGAATAGCTGCAAAAAAAATAGATGGTAAATACTATCATAGATCAGATAAATATAGGTATGAAGAATAATAATGGCTAACGATAATGAAGTATTTGATTTTATGAATCAAGCAGATCCTGTGATAGATTTTACAGGAGCTAGTGCTGAGTATTACTTACAAAAGTATTTTGATAGACCTGAAGATGAGGGAAATTTAAAAGGTTTTCAAAAAGCATTAAGTGATATGGGAATAGTTAATCCTGGAGCAGATGCTATTAATTCAGCTATATTTGCTGCTCAGGGAGAATGGGGTGATGCAGCTCTTTCAGCAGTAGCAGTTATTCCAGTATTAGGTGAAATAAAAAAAACTCAGAAACTATTAAAGAAATCAGGTGAAAAGATGGTTACTTTATATAGAGGTGTTGATTATTGGTATCCAGGCAAAATGGTTAAAGATGGAAAATTTATAAGTCCAGGATCTTTTGTTGGAAATAAAGAATTTAATTTTGCTACTGGACCAGGATCATTTAATACTGAAAAATTTTGGAACATAGATAAAAATAGTATATGGGTTACAGGTTCAAAAAAATATGCTAAAGAAATGTCAACTAGACGTGAAACAAGTGGTATTGTTTTAGAGTTTAATATTCCAGAATCATATCTAATGAAAGAAAATAAATGGCTTCAGACTGGGAAACTACCACTACCTAAACATTTGCAAAAATATTCTATAGGTTTGATTAATGGTGGATTACCAAAAGAATTTTTAAAAAAAGTACATAAGGAATTTTAAATGGCTAAAAGAACTGATAAAACTGCATTAAGAGTAAATGATATTTTTCAAATAGCTAATGGTGAGCATAGAGCACAATGGGAATATATTAATCAAAAGGGTGTTGATTTTGCTCACGATAACCAATTAACGCATGAAGAGAGAATAGGACTTGAAGAACAGGGTATGCCCACCTTCACAATCAATAGAATCCTACCAGTTGTTGAGATGCTGAATTTTTACGCAACTGCAAACAAACCTAGATGGCAAGCTGTCGGAGTAGATGGTAGCGATACAGATGTTGCTGCTCTATTTTCTGATATGGCTGATTATATATGGGACCTTTCTGATGGTTCCTCTCTTTATGCGAACTGTGTTAATGATGCAGTGACTAAGGGAGTTGGATATTTGCATGTTACTGTAAATAAAGATGCAGATCATGGAATGGGTGATGTGGTTATTAAAAACCCAGAACCATTTGATGTTTTTGTAGATCCTAAGTCTAGAGATATATTATTTAGAGATGCTTCTTTTATATTAATTAGAAAAGTATTACCTAAATCTCATTTAATAAGTAAATATCCAGATTATAAAAGTAAAATTAAAAATGCTGGAAGTTTAACAGATAATGATTATAATTATACTGAAAAATCATTTGATAGACATATAAAAGATTTTGGTTATAAAGATATAACTTCTGGTGAGTCTTCGACTATTAAAGGTGAGAGAGATGAACCTGTAGAATTTTTTGAATTATATGAAAAAATTAAAATAAAATATGTCAATGTATTTTATCAACAACCATTAACTAGAGAAGTATCACAACAAATACAACAACAAGTATCAGCTAAAATGCAAGAAATGAAAGCTGAAATGGAAGTTAAATTTTTAGAACAACAACAGCAAATGCAGATGGCAGTTCAAGAAGGTAAGATGATACAAGAAAGATATGAACTTGAAACTCAAAAAGCTCAAGAAATGATGGAACAGCAATTACAATCTGCTGCACAGGAAATGACAGCAGAATTGCAACAACAAGCAACTATTGTTCAAAATATGGTTATTACACAAAAAGAATTTGAAGTTATTATTAAAGATGAAAAATTTGCTAAAACTGTTGTTGAAGCTATAGCTTTTTATGGTGAAAGAATACAGCAAACTAATGTTGCTGGTGATAAAACATTATTTAAACAAGTGTTACCAGAAGGTATAACAGATTATCCAGTTGTACCATTTCATTATAAGTGGACAGGTACTCCATATCCCATGAGTGCAGTTTCACCACTTATTGGAAAACAAAGAGAGGTTAATAAAGCACATCAATTATTAATTCATAATGCATCTTTAGGTAGTTCATTAAGATGGATGCATGAAGAGGGATCTATTGATACTGATTATTGGGAAAAATATTCTAGTTCGCCTGGAGCATTATTACCAATTAGACCAGGAGCGGTTCCTCCTACAGCAGTTCAACCAGCACCACTTAATA